CTTAACTGTTTACGAAGTTTGCGATCTTCTAATATTAAAGATCCAACATATTTTATTCTGCCTTCACACATTCCATAACTCCTTAGCTTGATTGACAAATTCTCTGCCAGTGTTCCAATAGAATGGATGGTCAAATTGAGGATCAACATCTGCAATTAATGATTTTTTAATTTCATCAATTGACAAGTCTTGATAGCGAGCAAACATTCGCTCTCTACGTCTTGCTACATTCAAAATATATTTAAAATTTTTCTTTAAACCTTCAACAGTTAACCATTCACAATTGCTGCTATCAAATAGAGCTGTGTCTTGTTCTGAAACATACAAAAGTTTAATTGGAATTTTATAATCATAAGCAGCTGCATAAAAAGCAACTTGAATTAAATGAGATTGAGAAGGTAAGGTAGGAGCCTTAGAAGATACGAACGACAATGAACCATCTTTTTTAGCTTTGCCTGGTCTTGACCATGATGTTTTCAGTTCAAGGAGAAAGGATCCAGCAGAACTAGGAGACGATGTTTTAGAAGCATCTGCTGGGAAAGACTTGATACCGAAGTTACCAAATTCAAAATCAGAACGACCGATGATAGCAAGAGAGAGAGAAAAACTATCACCAGGTATCGTTACATAATTTTCACAAGTAACAGGTTCTACCTTACCTAATTTTCCAATTGCTTGGAAAGCGTTTTCAATCGTTACAGGCAGAGTTTCAAGATAATGATCCTTCTTTGCTTGATCTTTATCGTTGACTGGCTTGTATTGTTTGAATTCTTCTATTGCTGCTCTGACAGCAAAATCTTTTTTTAATTTAATATGATTAGTAGGAGTTAGTTTATTTGCTGGACTTAACTTCCAAAGAATATCTGCATAGTGCCATTGTAAAGCATTGTTAACTGCAACACCTGCAGCCATTTGAGAATTACCTTCGAACAATCTTCTAGTTGTCTGATCGCAAATTACATATCTGTAAACGTATGGACCATCTGGCATCAAACATTGAGTAGGTGAGTGATGAGATAATTTTAATTTAATTGCAAACGGAGGATTAATATTTTTTGCTTCTGAAAGCGGATCTAAAACTTTTGTATTACTATCTAAAATTATATTTGTGTTTGTCATAAGAGCTTATGTATTCTCTCATGTCTAACTTGTCTATGAATGTAGTCAGCCTTGACTACTTAGAACCTCTACTTAGCTAACTTTAGCTTTGTCGCCTTGATCGCCGAATTCTCCGAATTGTTCTCAACTTTAATTCCAGATAAATCTGAATTCCACCAAGCATCTAATTGATCTATTGGACCATAAAAACTTGTTCTGCCAATTTTTTTATGAGGAGGCTTTTGATATTTATATCTAGCAGAGACCATGTGTTTTAATGAACTCTCAGGAATTCCGTATCTAAGACAAACTTCTTTTTTTCTTAAAAATAATGGACCTTTATTTGTCATGCTGTTTTCTTATTACTAGGTTTAAGCTCTGCTATTTTATTATTGCTATCTAAGTTGGTAAGTAATCTTTCATACTGACCTAATACTTGAGCGTACTTATGTTTTGCTTCAATGCTTTTTTTCTTATCTTTTAATGTTAATAATAAATCTCTTGTTTTTAACAAAGTCTTTTCAACTTCATTTAATTTATCTTGAATATCTTTTCTAAGAATTGCTGATCTTACTCTATTAGATTTTTTTGTAAGAATAGGATCAATAATTGCAGCTACAGGAGATATAAATAAAGGATCTACTATATCTTCAATAACAACTTTATTTTTTGCAAATGGATCTGGGTTCAATATATTTATTTTGCCTCTGGCATTCTCATAAATTCCAAAGAAGTATCTGATGTCATCAATACCAAATTCATCAAATACAAATTTCTTACCAACTACAACTAACTTGCCATGATAATTTTTAATGTCGCTACCTTTATAATAAAAAATAATGTGATTGTTATAAATAGAGCCAGCGCTTTTAATTTTAATTGCTTTGATGGATGGTCTGTAAATATCTCTTGGTACATTAACAATTTCATTATCGTAATTCCAAACTTGACCTGGAACATAATCATAATCTCCTAAAGACTGCGGAGATAACAAATCTACAGCTCCCCACACCTGACACTTCAGCTCTTCAAATAATAAATCAACAGGATCGCAATTTAAAACTTTTGAATAGTTAAGAGCTTGGTCAATAGATATTTTTCTTTGACCACGAACTTCCTTCCAAATATTTGCAAAGTTCTTATCAGATTTTTCTGCAAATTTTTTAGTATCTAAATTATTAATATGTAATTGAGTGCTTAATTGTTCAGCTGTATCTGCAGGAGCAAAAGTATTTTTTAATATTTTGTTTTGATATTCTGTTTTTTCAAATTTCCATAAATCAATAAACTCATCTTTAAGTTTAATGAAATCTAAACTTAATACTTTTCTATAAGCATCAATAGATAAGCCAGATATTATATAGCTAAAACTCTCAACTTTATTGTTGCCTGTTAATTTTTCAGAAAATAAATTGATTTGAACTGTAGCAATTGCGCCTAATTGATCTTCAGGATTTTTTCTAAAATCAATAAAGAAATCCTCGTCTTGATGCGAGTTAAGCCATTCTTTAGAAGGCTCTGATTTTAACCAGTCTGTTTTTAACGCTAATTCCATAGATATAAGATCTTATGACATAGACCAATATTATAGTCAAGTCTGACAAAACAACTTGACATCTCATCTGCAGATATTAAACGCTTAGAAATGGCTAGAAATGAGTTTTATAGCGTAACACGCACACCAGTCTCGGTTTGGCACAGAAAACAACACGATTTAGTGGCTTTAACAGACTGTGATTTCCTTAGTATTTGTCCAGCTTGCGCTAAAAACCTAATAATTGCTGATACTATTTACAATAAAGATAACAGTTTTAAAGGCAAATCAGAGTGGCTGCAAAGACCATATAAACAAATCGCTCAATGCTTAAAAATACCTTATTGGATTATTTGGTACACAGTTGATGAGACTAAAACTGAAAGACCAATAACTAAATTTCACTTAAAAAGAATATATCCAAATCCATCAACAACAATACTTGAGTTAGAACCAGATCAATTCTTACAATACCTTGAGCATAAAGTTCAGCAGCATATTCCAGATTGCAATTCCAAAGAATATTTAAAAAAACGTATGAACGCTGATACGGAATTTAATAAAAATTTAACACGCAAGGATAATTATGAGAGATTACTATCCTAGCTGTACAGAATTAATTTCAAATTTAAAATTAACAAATCAAGAATTTAGAATTTATCAATATCTTTGTTCGCAGTATAATTTACGTAAGCATGAACCATTTGTAAGGCTTGTAAACATAGCAGGATTATTTCAATTATCTTTAGCGACTGTAAAAGAAATCTTATCCAGGATTGCAGAGCTAGAGGTAGATCAAAAGCAATTACTTACAATTAATTTTAATGGAACTCATTTAGTATTTGAGATGCCATATTATAAATCATTCCTGGAGAACTTAGGATTTAAGAAAAACAATTTAGCAGCAGGATTTAAAAATTTAAATAACAAAGTTAAAGATTTAAATAAGGAAGCGGATAACACAATTTATCTATATCCTAAATTAGATCAATTTGATTTGTCAGAAGCTCTACGTGATTTGCCTGACGATGATTTTGAAAACATAAAACCAAATCAACTTAGATTTCCTTGGGTATATTACGATGAAAAAAATAGACGAACAGATAATAGATAAACAAATTTATACCGAAACGCAGATTAGATATTTGCTTGAGGATGCGGTTTGGACTGAAAGATTTATCTCAAAACCAAACAACAGAAGAGTTCCTGCTATGTATAAGATTATTGATTGCAGCTATGATGAGCAAGATTTTGGCTATTATATTGCTAGTTACAAAGGCAAAGCTACTCCTAAACAATTGACCAGATATAACTTTGCAGTTGAAGTTATGCTTATGATAAAATCTGATATTGATAATGATCCAGTATTTGCAAGGAAATTAGTATGGATGAGAGCAAATAGATTTCCAATGACAAAACTTGCAAAGATGTTTGGCTATCACAGAACTACTTTAAAAATTCGCTATCAGACAATCTTACAACGATTGGCAGACAAAATAAATGTTGCATATTCATTTGACAGCATCGACAAATTTCTTTACAAATTCTAATACAATTTCAATAATTATTTATTCTTCAGATACATAAGAAATAATATTATTCTCCTAGCCTATACAAATAAGCGAACAGGTGTAAAATAACAGGCTGTTGTGAAAACAGTTCATCTATACGCTGTTGTAATTAATTTAAATTTAAAAAGTCTAACAGCAGAGTAGTTAAGAATAATTCTCAAAACAGATTAGTGATGAAAAAGATTAGAGTAGATTGCGAAACTATAAACAAACAAAATAAGTTACCTTGCAAAGCTCCAGGAATATTATGTAAGAACGGAAACATCCGTTGTAGAATTCATGGTGGAGTTTCAACTGGTCCAAAGTCTGCAAAGACTACCGAAGGTAAAATAAAATTATTATTAAATTTAAAACGTAAAGATCATGAGCGAATTGCAGCTGACATCAGAAATAGAGAACTCAATCGTATCTCAATTGATGAACGGAACTCCACTAACAAAGATTTGCAAAGCTAAAGAAGCACCAAGTTTATCAAAAGTTTATAAATGGATTGCAACTAACAAAGAGTTCGCTGACAAGATTTTAACTGCTAGACGAATAGGCGCTCAAACATATTTAGATTTAATTATTGAAGAGTTAGAGAATGCGGACAATCGTAATATTATGGTGGTTCGTGAGAAGCTCTCGCATTATCGCTGGTTAGCTTCAAAGCTAATTGGAGTGTATGGTGATAAACAAGAAATTAGAACAGATAGTAAGATTGAAATAACATGGAATATTCCAGACACACAATCTAATACAAATACCAATGTTATTGATGTAAGTGTTGAAGATGTAAATGTGGTTAAAAGTTCGGTAGAATAAGCACAAACATTGTTCTCGCACGCATCATGAGGTTAGCAAAACAATAAGTAATTAAATATATTTGCACCAAACATACACCAGATTGTTTAATTAATAAGAAATACCAATCTAGAGTGTCGGCTAGTCAAGCAAATTACTGTTCAAAATAGCCAATTTTCGTTTTAAAGAGACTACCACACCTCCTAAAACATCGTGCGGCTCACTAATGCGGTAATACCGATCCAGCACACGAATAAACAAACAAAAGAATTTAATGGCTAAGATACCAGATAAGTACAAGGAAGTTCAGGCTGTAACATTTTCTACCTACTCCAACGAACTGATTATAAGTTTTTCAGGATTTGCGGATGAAGAGGACATTAAGGAATTTGCAGATTTCATCTTTGCAAAAATTAATATGCAATACATTGACCTACGCAAAGAACAAAGCATCCACTAATGAAAGTAGTATTACCTTACACTCCTAGAAAACAGCAACATTATGTTCATACCGAATTATCTAAATATAGATATGCGGTACTCTGTTGTCATAGAAGGTTTGGCAAAACAGTTCTTTGTATAAATCATCTTATTAAGATGGCGATGACGAATTCAAATCATCAGCCACGTTACGCTTACATTGCACCGACTTACTCTCAAGCAAAAAAGATAGCCTGGGATTATTTAAAACATTTTACTGAAAAGATACCTGGCACAAAATACAATGAAACTGAATTACGATGTGATTTAGTGAATGGTGCTAGAATT